GTGCAACTGATTCTGGTGTAAAGGTTCAGGTCTACGGACTTGATGCGGATTGCGTCGAGGTGAATGAAGAGGTCACCCTGAACGCCAGCGGAACGGCCACAACCACACAGACATTCCTGCGTGTTTTCCGGGCCTTTGTTTCTGGCGCAACGGCACCCGCAGGCAATATCACCGTCGCCAATGGCGGCACAACGTATGCCCAGATTACGGCTGGTGAAAACCAAACTCTAATGGCGGTCTATACTGTGCCTGCTGGTAAGACGCTTTACCTTTCCAGCGGTACGGCCACGCACGGAACAGATACTGCTGGGGCATACATGACGATCCGATTCATGGTTCGTCAGCCCGGTGGTGTGTTCAGAACCACCGTCAAGGTCGATGTGACTGGTGGGGAGCTTCTGTTCCCGTTTACCTACCCTCTTCGCCTCCCTGAGAAGAGCGACCTTGAGGTCCGTGCTATTTGTAACAAGAACCAGATCAACGCGGTATCCGCTACATTTGAGGGGGTTCTGATTAGCAATGGCTAAAGAGAAACGCGATAAGCCGATTGCCCGAACCACAAAGGGCAAGGGCGCAAACTACCGGAAGACCTCTGAGGGCGCAGGCATGACCAAAAAAGGCGTTGCCGCGTATCGAAAGAAGAACCCCGGGTCCAAACTGCAGACCGCGGTGACCGAAGATAACCCAACGGGTAAAAGGGCTAAGCGACGTAAGTCGTTCTGCGCACGCTCCGCTGGACAGATGAAGCAGTTTCCCAAAGCGGCCAAAGATCCAAACAGCCGACTGAGGCAGGCGCGCAAGCGCTGGAAGTGCTGATGGCTATTTCGCGTGCCCAGATGGGCAGCCAGATGAAAGGAAACCGCATGAACTGCAAAGGCACCAAGAAGATGCAGGCGGGCGGCATGATGCCTGACGCTGAGGGCAACTACTCCGCCACACCGCAGGCAGGCAAGCAGGCTATGGAACAGGCCGTAGCGCAGGCTATGGCGGTGGCGAAGGATAAAGCCCCTCGTAAGGACGCAGCCCCTCTAATGCGCAAAGTGACGGGCATGAAGAAGATGAAATCCGGCGGCCGGGTCCGTGGAGACGGTGTCTGCCAGCGGGGTAAGACCAAGGGGACTATGCGGTAATGCCGGTCAAAAAAGTACCCGGAGGCTACAAGTGGGGTAGCAAAGGCAAGGTCTACAAGACCAAAGCCGCTGCCGAACGGCAGGGGCGTGCCGCGTACGCGTCTGGGTACAAGGGCACCAAGCCCATGAAGACTGGAGGTAAAACCGAAAGTCGGGTCAACGAGTCTGGTAACTACACGAATCCCGGGATGCGCAAGAGCTTGTTCGAGAGTATCAAGGCGGGTGGCAAGGGCGGCAAGCCCGGGCAGTGGTCTGCTCGTAAGGCCCAGATGCTTGCCAAGCAGTACAAGGACAAGGGCGGAGGGTACACGTCGTGAAGGCCCCGCAGAAGTCTCTGAACGCGTGGACAAAGCAGAAGTGGCGCACCAAGTCTGGTCAGCCCTCCACGCAAGGCCCCACAGCGACTGGCGAGCGGTACTTGCCGGAGAACGCGATCAAGTCCTTGTCCGCGTCTGAATACGCGGCGACGTCTCGCAAGAAGCGAGAGGACACAAAAAAGGGAAAGCAGTTCTCCAAGCAGCCAAAGACGGTTGCGAAGAAAACCGCACGGCATAGGAAGAAGACCTGATGGCTGTAGTCGTACCTGATATTGCGGAGCTGTTTGAGGAGGCCTACGAGCGCGCAGGCCTCGAAATGCGTACGGGGTACGACCTGAAGACCGCCCGACGCAGTCTGAACTTGCTGACTCTTGAATGGCAAAACCGGGGTCTGAACCTCTTCACGATTGAGTCTGGCACACAAGCTCTGACCGCGGGTACAGCCTCGTACACGATGCCTACAGATACGATTGATCTGATAGAGCATCAGCTGCGTACTGGTAGCGGGGTCAATCAGGTTGACACGTCGTTGGAGCGGATTAGCGTATCCACGTACGCACAACAGACCAACAAGAACACAACTGGACGCCCGACACAGATTTATGTGGCGCGTAATATCAGTGACGTCACTGTTACTTTATGGCCGGTTCCTGACGCTACGACATCGTATACGCTGTTCTACTATCGCTTGAAAGGTATTGATGGTTTGGCGTCTGGTATCGGAACCTCGGCAGCTATCCCGCCGCGGTTTGTACCCGCCCTTGTGTCTGGTCTTGCCTATCAGATTGCCATGAAGAAGCCGGATGCCGCGCCTCGGGTACCAGCACTCAAGGCCGACTATGACGAACAGTTTGCCCTTGCCGCAAGTGAAGACGAAGATCGTTCGTCGTCTAGGTTCGTTCCTTATATGGGGTACATCTAATGCCTCGCGCTGCCGGTAAATACGCATACGGTTACTGTGACAAAACGGGGTTTCGATACCCACTTGCTGACCTTGTGTGGGAATACAAGGACGGCGTTAAGACAGGCATGCGTGTCGGTAAGGATGTCGTGGACCCCGATCACCCGCAGAACTTCCTTGGGCGAGTTAAAATTTTTGACCCACAATCGCTCGTTGATCCACGACCCGACACCTCGCTGCAGGAAAGCCGGGCGTTGTGGGGGTGGAATCCCGTAGGCAATCCTGCCCAGTATATGGTAGCATCTGTTGGAACTGTCACTGTCACCACAACCGATGGAGAATGAAATGCCCGGTGGAAATTCAACTGCACGTCCGTACAACCGCGACGAAAAGAAAGCGTCAAAAATTATCAAAGCTGCAAGAGCGGTGAACTCTAAAATCAATGCTAGAGAGACTAGTGGCGATCTGGACAAGGCCGCTGCAAATCGTCTCAGGCAAAAACTGAGGAGCGGTAAAGTCTCTGAGGCGCACCGCATAAAGGGTATGCAGGATATGAAGCAGAAAACGCGTGATGCACGGAAAGCCTCCGGGCTTGCAAAAGGGGGTGTCGTCAAGAAAAAGTCCGGCGGCGTCGTCAAGAAGAAGTCCGGCGGCACGTGCCGTGGGATGGGCGCAGCCACCAAGGGTGGCAAGTACAGCAAGGCATAACCCATGAGCTTCACCTACGCAGAGCTAAAGCAGGCAATTCAGGACTACGCTGAAAACACGGAGAGCACCTTCGTCAGCAATCTTCCTGTGTTTATTCGCTCTGCGGAGGAGAGGATACTGAAGAGTGTGCAGCTTAGTCTGTTCCGCAAGAACGCTACTGCCACTCTGTCCTCTAGCTCTCAGTACCTCCCGTGCCCGTCTGACTTCCTAGCGCCTTGGTCGCTGAGCTTGACTGGTACGTCAGGCGATAAGGAGTTTCTGCTGTTCAAGTCTGCGAACTTTGTGCAGGAGGTGAACCCAGACCCGGCTGATACTGGCGTGCCTCGGTATTACGCACAGTTTGATGTGGACAACTTTATCGTGGCCCCGTCCGCAGATGGATCGTACACCGCCGAGCTTCACTATTTGTACCGCCCTACAAGTATTACCGCGGGCGCTGACAGCGGCACCACATGGCTTAGTGTAAACGCGGAGCTTAGTCTTCTGTACGGAGCGCTTGTCGAGGCTTATGTGTTTATGAAAGGCGCACAGGATCTGATGTCTTATTATGATAAGCGGTTCGAGGAAAGCCTGATGGGCCTGAAGCAGCTTGGAGAGGCAAAGGAAACGACGGACGAATATCGCTCCGGTCAACTTATAAGGCCTAAGCAATGAGTCTTGGCATGATGGAGATAGGCCCCGTTGGCGTCAGAACCACTGACCGCCGTGGGTTTACGCCGGAAGAGTTGGCTGAACAGTGCGTTCAAAAGATCGTGCATGTGTCCGCCTCTGCTCCTGCGCCAATCCGAGAGCAGGCAGAAGCGTTTCGCGGGACGGTGCAGCACCTCATAATGCTGTACTTGAAGCAAGCGATTAACAGTGACCGCACAACTGTGTATAATGCCCTTATGGATGCAGGCCAGCCAGAGTTGGCCGAACTTATCAGGAGACTCTAAATGGCGTTCACCGGCAACTTCATGTGCACCAGCTTCAAGCAGGAACTGCTTCAGGCCAAGCACGACTTCACGGCTTCCACCGGCCACACGTTCAAGATTGCTCTGTACACCAACAGTGCGTCTTTTACCGCAGCGACCACAGATTACACCTCCACCAACGAGGTCAGCAACTCCGGATCGTATTCTGCGGGCGGCGGAACTTTGACGAACATCACGCCCACTACCAGTGGCACCACCGCATTTGCAGACTTTGCAGACATCACGTTCACGTCGGCAACCATCACGGCCCGTGGCGCGTTGATCTACAACACCACCACTGGCGGGGGCACAGGCACAACAGACACTGTTGCTGTGCTTGATTTTGGGTCTGACAAGACCTCTACGGCTGGCGACTTCCAGATTCTGTTCCCAACAGCGGATGCTTCGAACGCTATCATCCGCATCGCGTAAGAGGCTAAAACATGGTCAAACTCGTCAACCGCGCCAAGATGTCCACGGCCACGACTGGTACAGGGACCATCACTCTTGGCTCTGCTGAAAGCGGCTATCAGTCATTTGGTGATGCTGGCGTGGCTGACGGGGAGACCGTGCGTTATGTCATTGAGGACGGTACGGCTTGGGAGATTGGAACAGGCACCTACACGGCGACCGGCACCACCCTGTCGCGGACGCTGGACGAAAGCAGCACAGGCAGCTTGTTGAACCTGTCGGGTGACGCTGTAGTGTATGTTACGGCTGCTGCCGAGGATATTTTGCAACAAGCCGACCTGACCGCAGGCACTGGCATAAGCATCACTGGTTCGACAATTACAAACTCTGCGCCAGATCAGACGGTTAGCATCACTGGTTCTGGGGCGATTACTGCCAGCGGAACGTATCCTAATTTTGAAATAGCTACGCCCGGATACACCGACAGTGACGTTGACACCCACCTGAACACTGGCACAGCTACGACTGGTGAGGTGCTGTCGTGGAACGGTAGTGACTATGATTGGATTACGGCTGGTGGTGCCACTAGCCTAAGTGACTTGTCGGACGCTGTTACACCAGCATTTTCGGTTGGCCTTGGGCAGGGCGCAATCCCATCACTCGGCGCTACTAGGTATACTACGGCAGTTGGACGAAATGCGGGACAGGATGCAACGGCGACTGACGATAGTGTTTTTGTGGGCTATAACGCAGGTGCTAATTTAGTAAGCGCCGCTGATAATACTGTAGTCGGCTCTAGGGCTTTGAACACAAGTGTAACTGGCGCGGCAAACACTGTAGTCGGCACTGGAGCCATGAGGTATGGTGTAGCATCATCTACGGCTGGACGAAATGTAGCCATCGGATTTCAAGCTGGTGAAAACGTATCAACGGGTTTTTGGAATACATTTTTAGGCTCTGCAACCGGAACAAGCGTTACTTCAGGTATAGGAAACACCTTTATTGGCAAAGATGCGGCGCGGTCCGTTACAACTGGGTCTTACAACATTGCGATTGGCCTTGATGCTCTTGATGCTGCTACTACTGGCGGACGTAACATCGCCATCGGCCAAGATGCTATGGGGTCTGGGGTGGCTACTGATGCTTCTGGTGATAACATCGCCATTGGGTATCAAGCAGGCTTCGCCGTAACCTCTGGCACAGACAACATCTTCATCGGTGAGACTGCTGGTGACGCCACCACTACAGGCTCTAACCAGATCGTCATCGGCCAAGGCTCTGACGCATCCTCTGCCACAGTCTCCAACGAGATCACGCTGGGGAATACGAGCATTACTCGCTTCCGTATTCCGGGTGCAGGTAT